TAGTAGTGCTTAATGCAGCAATTATTTGATTTAATTTTGTTCTTACAACAAGTCCAGTTCCGTTATCAACTGTAAAACCAGAACCACCAGTATTATCGACTCTTGCCATTTAAAAAAAAGTAATTGTTTTTAGTATATCCGTTTTATCCACCTTTACCAAACCCAACAGCAGCATAATTAAAATTTCTATTTACTGAAGCTCCAGAACTGTTTTTGAATTGTACTTTAAATGATGAAGCGGTGATGTCAGACAAAGTGAAGAAATCCCCTGCCTGTAGATCACTTGCCGTAATTCCTATTGATGGAAGTTGCGTGTTTGCACCTAAAAGAGAACTTGTACCAACAAAAAAATCATTATCAAAAGGAACTGTTGTTAGACCGCTAGATGTTAGAGTTCCTGATTCAATTCTTCTTTGTAAAGTTGCTGTATAACCTAATTCTGTGACTTGTATTGTTTGGGCTGAATCATTTGAAGTCAAAGTAGTTCTGAATTTAAATCCTCGACCTTTATATGTTCCATTAGCAAAAGTCTGAAAGCCAGCATAAGTTGCAGATCCAGAACTTGGGTCATCTTGTGTTACATTTACTTCTAAAATAGCGTTGACATCTACACTGTCTGTACCATCAAAATCTTGCAAACTATCAATCAAACCTCTACTATCCAGTAAATCATTTGGAAATATAGCTTGAGATTTCATATGCCTTTTAAGGTCTAACGCAAATACACCTCCTAAATCTAAAAAAGTACCTCCAGCACTACCACCAAATTCATAAGTTCCAGAGGGAGCAACACCCCCAACAAAGTCAATACTGGTTTCATTGTCAAAATCAGTAATAGTATCAAATAAACCAACACCAGCTAAAGTTAATGAATTAGAAACACTGTCAAAAGCTGTGTTTACTTTTGTTCCTTGAAATTTTGGATTGTCGTTATCTTCTCTTCTAGTTTGTGCAATTAAAGCTGGCAGTGGGTCAGGTGGATCAATAATTACAGATGTTTCTCCTGTACTAAAACGACCACCATCATCTTGCGATCTTAAAATTACCTCACCAGCTAAAATAGGAATTTCGACAGAACTTGTGTTACCAGCAACCGCAGTCACAAGGTCAGTCGCATTTGAAAAAGTACCATTTCCTGTGGTATCTGGCGTATGCCTTATGAAAATTTTTCCTCCTGCGATCACATCTGCCTCTGTTGGTGGGTTCCATCTAAGCCTTGCAAGTTTATCTGTCAAAGGTTCATAAGTAAGACCTGTGATGTCAGCTGGTGGTGCAGTTTTACCAACAGCTTCAAATGTCAACTCCGCAGGGGTTCTTGATGGTTGTCCTAAAGCATTAAAACTAAATACTCTAAATTCATAAGTACCAACGTCAGTATTAAATATTTCAGCATTACTTGATGGGCTTTCTATAGTTTTAAAATCACCATTATTAGCTCTGTATTGAACCTGATATTTTGATACACCAGCTTGTGGTTGCCAATCAAGAATAATTTTTGGAACAGCAGTTCCATTAATTACAACTATTTTTTCTGATGCTGATAATCCCTCTGGTGGATCTTTTACTTCAGTAAGCGTTGTTATATTTCTTGTAGGTAAAGCTGTGCCATCTTCAACAAAGGCATATTTACCAGAATCATGAGACAAAGCTGTTATGGCAAAAGTCTTATCCTCATTTTCTTTGACGCTCACAACTCTCCATGTAGTTGTCTCTAAACTTGAAGTCTCTAAAATGAATGGTGCGTGTTGATTTGGTGCAGCACTAAAAGCAGAGGAAACAGTTATTGTTGTGCCTGATATACCACTTATTGTTTTTTGCTCTAAACTTCCGTCAGGCAAAATAACAGAAATTGTAGGACTTGCACCAAGACTTGGAATATCTGTATTAGCTGAGTCATCTAAAACTACTGTTGTTGTATTAGTAACACTTTTTAAAAGACCTCCACGCCTCACACCAGCTTTTAGGCTGTCAGATATTTCTATAACATCACCACATCGAACCAATGCCCCAGCAGCAACAGTTGTTGAAAATGTACAAGTTTCCCCTGAATTTTGCTCATTGTATAAAAACCAACGACCTAATCTTCTTGCTTGATTTCGGCTTGTTGTGGCAAATGCTTTTATATTTTTAACAACAACGCCATATTTTGTTTGAGTCGCAGTATCAGCCTCAACAGTTTCAACATCTACTTCTTGAGTAACCATGTCGAAATAACTAACATTTATAACCGTATGTCTTGTTTTTAAACTTGAACCAGTATAAACAAACTGCCCTTCAACAACATTAGCGTTGGTAAAAATATATGAAGCTGACTTTGGTGCATCTTGAGATATAGCAATACCACCAGCAGAATAAAAAGGCATCACTCTCATTACAGAGCAAAGAGAGTTTATTAATGTGTAAGCTTCACGTTGTTGAGTTATGTTTATATTGCAGCTAAATCTTGGCTCAGTAGATCCATCGCCATTACCAGCATCAACTGAAGTTCCACAGTATTCACTAACTGTTTTAAAGCTAAATTTATCAAGGTTTGATTCTGGAATACCACAACCAGCCCTTGTATCTATAAGCAAGTCATAAAGAATCCAAGCTGGATCAGTTGTCCACTCTTTATCTGTTTTGAAAGTTCCGTTAAAAGTACCAGCGTATGAAATTGCACCTGTCTGTAAATCAACAGTTGCATTATGTGGAATTTTTATCTTACGACCCCTTATACGGAACACCCTCTTGGGGATTCTTGGGAACTGTTCAGCATTAAACCTCAGTGCTACATGAGCAGTATTTGGATAAGCATTCTGTTCAAAAATTATGTTAGTTGCTTGGTTAAATTGAAAAGCGTTTACTAATCTTGAATCTGAACTATCAGCCGTAACTCTTTCAACTCTGACAGCAACAGGGAAAGAAGTTGTTGAACTAAATTTCACAAGATAATCTCTAAAATATGCGTTTGTTGATCTTCCTTCAACAGTATCGTTAATTACAGTGGTTGTTGTTCCGTCATTTTCAATAGTTTTTATCAATATATTTACTGAGACTCCATTTATATCTCCATTATCCTCAAACTTCTGCATTGTAGGAAATCTTAAAGTAACTCTGACAGCATTAATATTTGATTGACTAACAGTATGCGTTACTGGAGTAGAGGTGGTTACAGTTGTACCAATAACGGTCTCCGTTTCAATATTTGATATTCCTTCAATAAATGTTTGATCAGCTGTGCCTAATCTAAAATCAAAGCCTACATCTTTGAAATTAAAATCACTATCTTGTGGTGCTGTATTACTTGCGGCCTCTTGTAAAACCTGAGTTCCATTTAAAAAAATATCTTTTTTAAAAGCGTTGAAATATGCAGTTGATGTTTTATCTGTGATACTAGCCTTTGATGCTGTTGCTGACCCCTCTATTTCTCCTTCACCTAGTAGCTCTACGATTGTATTGAATTGCTTTGAAGATAATGCACCACTCGGAAGATCAGGGTTATTAAATACCGTGGTTTGGTCAAATTCTTGTATAGCCATTAATTGTTACCCTCCACCTGTACAGTATCAACACCATTAGAAACTACAATACTTCCAACTAAAATTTCTCCATATACTAAATTCACTGGAACCCCTGCGTTGCTAATATTTGTCAGCCCTGTAAAAGAATAGTTAGAAGCTAACGCTGAAGGGTCTAAACTGTCCTCTCCCGAAGGAGAAAGGTTGTTTTGTGGAGGGGCAAGCATACTTGTAACTCCATCAACGACCATACTTGTTCCAATGCTCGTTAAAGCACTTACGGCTAGTGTTGCTAAAAGCTCACTTCCTAAAATAGTCGCGGGTAATGCTGACGCACCAAACAATGCACCAGCACCAAGCAAAATCTGAAAAAAATTACCATGAACTAAAGGAATAATTCTTATATCCTCTTTAGTGTGTAAATTCAACAAATCTTCTGTTATTACTTTTTGCCCGCACTGAATTGTGTAATGTTGTCTTGCCATGTGTTCCTCAACTCCTAAAAAATTACATTTCAAAAAACTTATTGCTTCTCTTGGGGTATTTAGATCAACTTCAAATTCAGATTGACCTAAAAATTTTCTTAAAGTACCATAGACTTTTATTTTTTTAAGCATCTATCTCATCAGGTCTAATTACGACTATTTTATCTGATTTTGGAGAAACGAGGTAAAAACTTAGATCAATGGCCTTACAACTATATTTATCAGATTCAGAGAACTCTAAAATGTCTTGAGGGTGACTATGAACAATTCCAATGATTTCATCAACTGAATCTTCAATATCTGCCCAATCTAAAGGATCTATTACAAAAGATTCAGCTTTAAATTCTTTTGATATATTTTTACAAGGATAATATTTTTCTATATTATTTTTAACACCTATTATTCCACATGATTCCTCTGGTTCACATTTTCTTGCGTGTTCAATCGCATCTTGTTTCCAACAATAATCCATCATGTATTTATAAATGTGCCAACACCAGCAAAATCTTTTCTTGTTACTTGTCTTTTTGGTAATTTTAAATTTGCTTGATCTAATGCACCGACAAGTTCAAATTGCACAATCTGTCTTGTCTCTGATGTTTTTCTATCAATAAAAAATATTTCTTGAGGTAATTCATTGGATGATGGTGTTCCAAATGGATTGTTGTTGCTAGGAAAGTTTGCAGCATCAAGTTCACTTGCATGAGTTGTTATTCTGGTTAACTTTGCATCTGCCAAATCATTATGTGGAGTTGTTAAGTTTACAATTATTAATAAGTCAGTCATCGTTATAACGGAGCCACTTCTAGTAATTCCACCTAAGTTTGCAATTGTTAGCGTGGGTCTTGGAACTTGACCTCTACCTGTAAACTCAGCACCCTCAAATGAAACTGGAACTCTTTGATAAGAATTGCCCTGCCAAATTATTTCTGAATTTGAGTTCATGTTTGAACCAGCATGAAATCTGTAAACTGTAGGAACATTTGATGGGTTTCCTGTGGCATAATGCAAACCCTCTACAAGTTCAAGAACAAACAATTCAATTCTTGCACTAGGGTTAAGTTTTTGTAGTTCCGATACTGGTATTGCCATTATGGTTCTGCGACTTGTTCAAAAGTTAAATTCATAGTAACCCTATTACTCAAGATTGCAGTTCTACTTCGTCTTGTGCATATAAATTTTAATGCTGAAGAGTGATGCGGTGGTGTGAAATCAAAGTTTTCCTGATCATCAAATCTAGCATCTAAAAAAGTGTCTATTGTATCAGCATCAGTAGTTGAAACATTAAAAGTTAAATTCAAAGTAATTAATCTTTTATTTGCTGGCAACCCTTGAACTAGTCTTTGTTCATAGCCATCACCTAATTTGATTCTTAAACTATCTTGTTTGACAGTTTCCTGAGTTGAATATTGTGGGCTAATGCTTGGAAAAGTTGCCATTATGCTAATAATCCTCCAGCACGTTTTTGTTTGATAATTTCTGCTTGTATTGCAACTGCAATTTGCTGTCCTAACTCATTACCTCCAGTTGATGAGCCACTTACAGCACTTCCAGAGGCATCCACTGAAACATTAATGATATTTGTGACGCTGTCACCTCCGCCAAGTTTACTATTTGGAATAATATTTCCAGCAGAGTTGGGAACGAAAAGTTCTGGGCCTTTTTCACCAACAATTGAAGCCTTCCCAACAGGTGGTCTGCCACCGTTCGCAAAACCAATAGCACTACCACTTAATAAACCTGATTGAAAAGGTATGAGTCCTTTATCCGTGGTGCCTTTAAAAAGACCTCCAAGTCCTCCTCCTCCTCCTTTTCCACCAAATATTCCACCAAGAGCTTTACCAAAGAAATTACCAATTCCAGAAACTGCACGTTGCATTGCAAGTTCTACAAGCTGCCTTTTAAGATTATTTAATACACCAGTTGCTGCTTCAGCTAATGATTTAGTTCCCATAACAGCATCAGTCAGTCCAGAGACAATACCTGATTCTATACCTTGACCAATTTCCATAAATTTTTCTTTCAAATCGTCTGCTTCGCTCTTTGCATTAAATAATGAATCAGTAATATTATCTGATCCAAAGCTAATCTCATCCATAAGAAAACTTGTCTCTCCTAAACTTGTATTAAATAAATCTGATATTGCAATATTACTTTCTATAGCTGTTGTTGTTGAATTTGTTTTATTCTCTAGGTTTGTGATTGGTTGCTCTGTTTTCTTCAGGTTTTTACTTAATTTATTGGCACTGTCTGATGATTCATTTAAATTTTCAGTAATTTTTTCTGTTTTTTCATCTTTTTGGTTAAGGAACTCAAGTTCTTTTATCTCTAAAGCCTCTTTTATCTTTCTTGCTTTTATTTCTTCAAATATCTCTTTTTCTCTTTTACTTTCTTTTGAAAAAGGCAAAATAAATCTTTTTCCCGTTTCTTGCTTAACTTGCTCTCTAGCCTCTCCTCTTGATTCCATAGCAATATTTGCCATGTTCAATCTGCCGACTTTGTTTGCCTGACCAACCCTTTCTACAAGTTTTGTAATTTGTCCAACCGCACTTATTGCAAGATTCAGAACAGTTTTTATTTCATCTCCAAGCTCATCACCAACAGTTCTTGCAAGAGTTTCTACTGTATCAACTAATGTGCTTAATCTTCCATTTAAAGTATCTGCTTGTGCGGTTGCACCTCCAAAGAAAGCACCACCTTCACTTGTTAAATTAATCATTGCCTGATTAACTAAATTTGCTCCAATTTCACCTTTTCTCATAGCTTCAGCAAAAGCATCGCCTTGCAAGCCTGTGATGCGTTTAAGTTCTGTTGTTATATCGACTCCTCTTTCTAATAGCTGTAAATTTTCTTCTTGTTGCAATTTACCCTTTGCTCTTATTTGTCCAAAAGCAGTTGCTATGCCTTGTAAATCTGCACCAGTTGCACCAGCAATATCAGAAAGCCTCTTTGTTGCATCAACTAATTCATTTGTCTCAAAACCAAAAGCTTTTAATCTTTTTGTTTGTTCAATTAATTCACTACTTGTAAATGGAGTAACAGCACCAAAGTCTTGTAATTGTTTGATAATTTTATTTGTTTTTTCTAGTGAGCCTGTTAATACTTCTAAACTCTTTCTTTGAGTTTCAAGCTCTGCTGTTTTAACAAACACAAATCGAGCCGTACCAACAACTGCTAATGCAGCGAGTAATGGTTTTAATGCACCAACTAGACCTTTGACACCAGTTTGTGCAGTTTTTGCAGACCTTCCAGTATCTCTTAATGATCTATTTGATTTATCTAATCGACCTTTTAATGCGTTTGTATTTTTACTTAATATTTTTGTTTGGTCATTCACCCTTTTTAAAGGATTGATGGCATTTTGTGCATCAACTATTAATCTGACTGTTGATTGAGCCACAGAAACAAATAACCTTTATTATATACTACCTTGATTTGTTCTTTTGTCGCTGCATTTCTTTTTTCTCTCTTTCATTTTTCAAATCATAATATGCAGCCCAATAAATCAACTCTTCTTGAGTTAGCAAAGTTCTTAACTCATATAATGTCTTACCAAGTTCTGTTGCTAGGAAAAATTCAAAGTTTAACCAACCATCCCCTTCTATTCGTTTTTTGCTTTTGTGATATCAACATCAATATCCATCATAAATATTTCTATATCATTTAAAACTTTCTCAGGAATTTGTCTTTGAAGCATTGGTGCATCTGACATATCAAATGCTGGTGAGCCATCTTCTTTTTGAGCTACTTTACATAAAAGTTGTGTTGAGATAGTTAAAGCCTCATCAGTACCAGCCAGTTGTTGAGCTTTTTGTCTATCAAATCTTGTTATGGGTGGAAAATATAAAGTTGTTAAAATTTTGCCTGATGAATCTTTAAGATCATATTTGCGTCTAGCAGACATCTCATCTTTGAATCCTCCAATGATAAGGTCTGCTGTTCTTTCTATAGGCATAAATTAATTAAATAGCTGAGGTTATAGTACCGCTTGGTTTAAATGTGATGCTAATAGTGTTTACATCACCTATTGATGAACTTTGTTCAAAGCTTGTTATAAGGCCACTAAAGCTAATTTTTGCAGAGCCACTTGCACTGTCAGGGAAAAGTTCAAAAGCTGCTGTTCCAGCATCACCTGTTGTTAATACACCATCAACAAAAGTTGCGGTTTCACCAGATGCTGCATTGTCATAAACTAACTCAGCAGAACCCTCGCCTTCGATTAGACCACCAATAAATTTTTTAAAAGTGTCACCTTGTACTGTCGTTTCTTGTGTGTCTTTGGTGATTGACATTGACCATGATCTTGTACCTAATACAGGGTTGACTGATGATCCACCGTCATCAAACTTAACCTGTCCAACATCGCCCTTTACAGCAGCCATAACAATAAAAAGAAAGATTTATAAATATATTAACCTTTTTTTGGTTTTTTTACATCTTTTTTAAGTGCCTCTTGTTTTTCCATGAATCTTCTACATTGATTATCCCAATATTGTGGTTCTCTTCTGCCTTTAACTGCTTCTATAACATCAAGCATTTTTTCTGTAATTTCCATTAAAGATCCTCATAAATATTAAATGTAATTCTTATTTGAGTTTGAAATTTTCCTTCAGGACTTGATGATAATACTTCAGGTCCAACTGGAGAATCAAAAATTACATTTGAAACTGTGACCCTATTGTATAAGTCCCTGATTCTTTTGCCAATCGTGTAGTTTGATCCAGCACCAATTCCCTCTTCAGTGAAAATATTTAAAACTATTAAGCCCACAATATTATTAAAAGCATTTGATGTATCCCCTTGAGTTAAATATTGATTAGCTCCAAAACTTGTTAAACATTGAACAAAAGTGTCCTCCGCAGTTGAATCAAAAGTCATGTTGTTAAATACAACAGGAATAGCGGGGCTTGAAGCTAACTCTGTTGCAAGTCTGCCTTCGATAGTTGATCTGACTGTGTTTAAATCAATAGCTGCCATTATGCCTTCCTAAATTCATTTGCAATGTATTGTTCCAGTTGTTTTGCAATCAACTCTGGATAACCTTTTATAGTATTTTGACGAGTTCTATAAATTCCACCCCAACTTGGAGGCAGGTTAGTTCCATAAGCAACAGGTTCTGCATATTTAATATTTGTGGAAACAATACCAATATAAAGTTTGACTTCACTTTGCCAAGAATTTCTTAAAGTTCCACCAACTCCAGATTCACCTTCTCTTGGTTCAAAAACAGGAGTAAACTCTTTTATGTCTTTTTCTGCTTTAAAAGTTGTTTTTCTTACAACTTTTTGTACTTTCTCACCAAAATGATCTCCAATATCAGTTAAGTTTATTTCTCTTGCCATAATTACCTCAAGATTAAATCAAAACTTATAGGAGTATTATTTTGTTCATTTGTTATAACTTGAATTACTTTGAACTCAACTCCACTTATTAAAACTCTGTCCTTCGTTGTTGGAACAAAATCAACGTCTTTTGATGCAATAGTTAATCTTTTATCCTGAGCTTCAATTAAGTCATTGACCTCTGATCTTTGAACTCCGCTCAGAGCACCCTTCACAACAGTGTCAGATGTCGACTCTGTTATTGCTCCAGTGGTCGTGTTATAACTTCCAGCTGTTACTTTCCGAATCGTAACATCGCCTCCAAGTTTGCTCAGAGTTTTTGATGCAGCTTTTTTAAGAGCGTTTGCAAGACTCATAATGAATAAGCAATGACAGTCCCACTGTCGAGTTTGACGCTTGTGATCACACCACAAATTTCAGCAGTTGATTTGAATTGCAAGGAAGTAAGATCTCCTGTGATATTCTCAGCAGCTAATGTGTTAATAACAGAATCTTGTAATGCAACAACTTTACCAAACCTTCCAGTGTGGGCTGCTGTATCATTAATAATTTTTGCTGCTGGATATTCGTATCCGTAACCCATTTTCATGACCTCTTGATTTGTAAGTTTGCTCTTCCTCCTATTCTAATGCCCATCAAATAATGATCAACGATTGGAGGTATTCGATCAACACCAACAGCACCAAAAAATCTGGGGGTGACGTTGATATTTCCTATACTAACAGTTTGAAAATCCTCCAAACCACTTAG